TAACGCTCACTACCTTATGTCTTTCCTACACAGTTCCATACGGAAACTTTTAAAATGGTATTGGTTCATCATCATCAACTGGTGCTGGTGCTGTTGTATCAGGCTTAGCATCTTTAGATGATAATAACATTATGTTACCATTAAACTTTGGAACTACGACTTCAGTTATATACTTCGTCTGTCCTTGATGTTCATACTTTCTAGTTTCTAATTGTCCTTCAATGTATGCCATCTTACCTTTTGTATAATACTTTTCTACCCTATCTGCAAGAATAGGATCGAACACAACAACATTATGCCATTGTGTTTTTTCAGATGTAGTACCATCTTTACTGGTATACTTCTGATGTGTCGCTAATGCTATCTTGGCAAACTTAGTATTCTTACTACTGATTTTTATCTCAGGTGGAGAACCAATATTACCAATCAATATTACTTTATTTATCATATTACTCCTTACTCAACAAAAGCTAATTGCTTGTCTATATGATCTAACAATCTCTGCTCGACATAAGACTTTGCTTTCGCTTTAGCTAATTTATACGAACTAGCAACACCAATAACTTTCTTGTTTCTATCAATGTAGCTATCGTCTGCTAGTATCTGCCAAGATTCACCACCAGTATAACTGGTGGATCTCTTGTTCTTAACTAGATGAATTACTATATCATCACTAAATGTTCTTGGAACAGTAGCTGTATAGTGTCCTCTATTTACTTTTCTATATGGCATTATTGTACTCCTAATAATCTGGACCAAATGTACTTGATCGTTCTCTTACTGCTTCATCAATCATGTCATCAATCTCTCGTGGTCCATAGACCAATCTAAATACAACTCGCTTCCATCTTGGAATACTAGTATATATTAGATAACAACATTCATAATGATCTTCACCATTGTAATGTTCGACAGTATGATTCCAGATTGTTTCAGCAACCCAATCACTTAGCATTAGTTTTCAACTCTTGCACTTTAGATTTGTTTGCAACAGCAATCTCATTGGTTACTTTCTCAATGTATTTACTGTTATCATGCATACCTAAGAATACATCAGCTGAAACGCCAAGATGTGACATTGCTTTTGTCAATGCATCAGTCATAGCTTTCTTTGGTGCTTCGTCATCTAATGCACCAGTCTTGCGAAAGAGTTTTTGCACAGAACATACTGGGCCAAAATCTCTACCATGTGAGCCTGCCCACATAGTTACTTCACAAAACACAAGTGTGTCTGTAAATGTATAGTTAGCTTTCCAATTCCAACCTTCGCCAATCGGACCGAATACTTCAGTCATCTTTCCGATTTGCCACATTGGATCGATAGTTGTAATGTCACCAAAACCTTTGTTTACTTTCTTAGTAAACTTAGGATCAGTAACTTTTAGTTGATCCCAATATCTTTTGTTATCTTTGGGATCTGCTAGTGGATTTAGTTTCGTCATTGTTTACTCCTTCTAATGTTGAGTTGGTGGAAACCACTCAATCGTTGGTAATTCTACATCACCTTCTATTTTAGTATTAGTATCTATTGAATCAAAATCAATATAGTCAGGTGGTGTAATATCAGCTTTCAACATACTTACAAAATATGTTTCTGCGTATAATAACTTCGCTATGAAGTCATCATCTCTTTCTATCTGAAATATCTTCTGCATAGAATTACCTACTATGCAACAAAGATAAGCAGAAGCTAAACCAGTAACCATCATGTAATGTTGTACCTGAGGATAATACTTGTTTGTTACATCTTTGATTGTAAACGGACTGACATGCTTAGCCTCAAATACTGCATCATCAGATGTAATACCATCTAGATTTGCTCTAGCAAAAGGTACATCTTTACTCATCATTGTAGGCATCTCTTTTACAGTCAATCCTGTTTGTTTCTCAAACCATTCTCTGTTAAATTTTTCGGTATAAATACCTAGTTGTACAGGGAATACTTCACTCAAATCATCAGGTTTAATAATACCTTTCTTGATCTCATACAGTTTACGCCATTCACCTTCAACTAATTTGTTAGCATCAGTACCACCAATAGTCCAAGAATCTAATACTTGTTTTTCGATCTTGACTTCCGTAGCTCTGAGTTTCTTTTTTGCCATTCGCTTTGCTCCTGTCTATATTTATTTAATAACATATCTCTAACATGATATACTCTCTTGTTATCGTTTACATATTTGCTCATAAATAATTTTTCAAATGCAGTAGCATCTTCATATGTCAAATACTTCTTTGCTAGTTTGATAACAAATTGTTTTCTGTTACTTACAATGTCACTTGGGTTTGTAGATTCCTGATATTGTGGAATCTGTTTTGATGCCTTCATAAGTATATTTTTTAGGCTTTTCATATTGCTCCATTAATTTATTAAGATACCATTGTGCTTTTTCTAAATCTACAACGCCATGCTTATGTTTATGTCTAGTAATATATTTTATAATATTACCCTCTAACCAACCTAATTTCTTAGATAATATATAGTCGGTTGTACCTATGCCATCTGCATAGTACAATGGATCAATATCATTTGTATCTGTATATTCGGTCATAATTACTCCTTCGGTATAAGTTTTATATCACAGTTCAATGCATCTGCCCAGCAACAGAACAAATATCCTGATGGTTTTCGTATACCTACTTCCCATTTAGATACTAGTCCTTTTGCTACTCCTAGTATGTCATCAAGATTAGATTGTGTTAATCCCAGCTGTTCTCTTTTGATTACAAACTGGGATATAACTTTATCTTGAAAGTCCTTACCCAATGCAAATTCCATATTATATTAATACAAAATTTAAGCGGCAAGTAAAGTATGCCATTCTTGAGAATCAAGCATATCTGTTACTTTCATTGATCTTGTACGCAACTTGTTGTGTGGATTACCTCTGCCCTCAGGGTGCGTTGCCCAATGAGTAGCAGTCTGGTAAACAGCATACATATTACTGCCATATCTTCGTTTGTATGATCCCCAATGCTTATCTAGTTCTTTCAATGTATAATCAGATATAGTCTTGACAAGATCTCTATCTACTTTGGCTAGTGTTTGTTCAAACAATAAACCAACATCTACTTGGTTAACTTGTTTCTTAGCCATAGTTTCAAACCAATCTGGATAAGCTTGAAATGTAGATAACGCAGAAGTTATATCTTTAGACTGCAAATGTGCTTTGTTCTGCCAGTTTTTCTTTGACATAGATCTGATAAACCAAGCGGCAGAAAAACAACCATTCAAACAATAAGATATAATTGGTGCAAATATAAACTGCTCTGACCATCTTAGATTGTAAGCAGTCCAACACCATAATCTTAGTTTGATTGTATCTTGGTTGAACTTGATAGTTTCATTGTTGAATGTAACCATTCTGTGAAACTTACCACCATTATCAGTTAATACATCATTTACTTCAATATTGTCTAGATCCAACTGGTCAGTAGATCTAAGACCTTCATTCAACATATCAACAAATTGTCTGTAAGTTCGTAAATTATTAGCCGAAACATTAGACATTGTAGATATATATTCTCTACTTTCGGCATCAAGTATAGCAGTTTTGTCAGGAACTGTGCATACTGTGTTGCCTTCTTCAAAGTAGTGTAAAGTCATCATAGCTGGTTGCACATCACATTGTGCAGAAATTTCTAGTTGACTTTGATTCGGTATATTCATATCGTACTCCTTATCATTGTACCCTTCGGTTCAGGGGGTAGGCTCATCTACCCCTTGCATCTTATCAATCTCAGAATAAATTATATCCCTTGATTGCTCATTGGTTTCCCAATCACTACGAAGTTTCTTAATCATACTATCAACCTTGTATGCCTCAAGCATCATGGTCTTGTCTTTCTCAAGTAACTTCAGTAGTGGTCGTAAACCTTCTTCGATTACTCTAGTATATAGTCTGTTAACACTAGTGAGGTAATCATACTTCTCTTGCATTTCTTCAAGACTGTCTTGAAATGCCATTGCCATCTTTGCCATTTTTTTTTGACTCCTTCTTTCTCTTCATGTCCTCTAAGGTTTGAAGTTCAGTCTTACTCAACAAACCAGTTTCATCACTCATCTTAATTAGAATGTCAATCATTTGACCATGCATATCTTGATTTCTCTGAGCCTGTCTGAACACTATATCAGACAACTCTTGAATACCTTTATGCAAGTCTTGTATTGATTCTGCAATAGCAGTAGACCATTTCATAAACAACTTCTGTTGTTCTTTGTCCATTTTGTTTATCATGCTATCTTCCCTTCATTGACTGTTGGATCATATCCTTCGTCTTGTTGATTGTATTTGTTGAACTTAGGATCATCAACATTACCGAATACTGCACCAGTGTGTATGTCATAGATATAACCTTCAGGTGTTACATGAAATACTTTCTTGCTAGTATAATTGTAATTGCGTTGACCATCATTCATCTGTCGTTCCATTCGGTTGACATCATGCATCTTCAACATTGTCTTAGAAAAATCGTAGTCAAGTAGTAGTTTGTAATACCAATTGAAACGATTACCTACATATGCCACAGTCTTTGCTGTGAACACAGTTCTACTGGCTTTACCCAGTACACCCATTGCTTTACTTATCATCATTGCTCCTTTCGATTATTGAATGATATAACTTAGTATAAGCGTCGTCATAATATGTGTTGTAATCCTCAGGACCTATCTCATCTACAAATCCTGCTTCACATTCAACACATGGCTCATCATCAACATAACACTCACCATTACAATGTGAGCATATTTCTTTAGATATCATTGTATACTCCTTCCTAGTATTATAACATTTTATCTAAATCGGTAAACGGATAATTAATCGGTTTACTCTTATATAATTCTCTCTTTAACTTACTTAACCTCTTTCGTCTTTTTATTCTCTCAGCTTTTTCCATTACAATCATGTCTGATATTCTTCTAATTTCGGCATAATATTCATGTACTTCGTGTGGTGGTCTAGCCCAATCTCTTGGTCTAAAACCATAATAATCCTTATAGATATCACTATAAATGCCAGCAATTTCTTGTAGTTCAATCATTTGATCTACAGTCAGTACAGTATGCATCTTTAACTCCTTTCGGTTGACGTTAAGGCGAGGCGAAGCCGAGCCACATTTTTTTGCAAAAATTTGAGATTAGCCAGATTACCGACTAATCTCGAAATATGTATGTTACTAGATAACTGGATCTAGTTTGTGATTGTTTTCATGTAACCACAGTTGAGCCTCAGTAGGCTTTGTCATAGTTTTGAAAGACTTTGTTGGCTTGTTCTTTGAAACATATTTTACATATGCTTTGCCAATTACATCAAAGTAAAACTGCTTTTTTGCATCAATCATAACAGTTTTTAAGTCAATCGAATATTGATAGTTAGATATCAATTTATCCTCA